CGCTGTCGTTCAGCAATGGCAGGATAGTTTTCCGGCGTCAGTTCCTCAAATTCGTCTTCTTTCGTGTGCGGGTCCTGACCGGCCTGGGACAGTATTTTTTCTTTTGGAGTTGGAGCGGCTTGCTTTACGGAAGTCTGCTCTGCAGCGGGTTGCTCCGGTGCAGGTGAAGCCTTTTTTTCTGTCGTATCGACAAAATCATCTTCTTCGTAAAACCCCTCTTTTTCCCCAGGAAACATATCTTTTTCTTCGTATACCGAAGGTGTTTCTTGGGGTTTTTTCGGCACAGGTCTTGACTCTGAAACATCAGCCTTGGGAGACAGTTTTTTCCTTCCGGGCGCTATGATTTCAAGCAGTTTTCCCTTTGTGTCTTCATTGTCAAGAAGTTTCATAAACTTGTCTTCGTCAAACCAGACCTTCTTACCGTCTATGGTAACACCGATACTTCCCCCTTGCGACTTTTTTAAAGCGTTTCTTAAATTTAAAGCCATGATTAGTTCTCCTATTAAAAGCTTCTCGTTCTAGCCCTTGTGAACGGCCTGTCCCAAAACTCTTTTTCTCTTCCTCTCCGGTCTATCTGGCTTTGAGTTAAGGAAAAGCCACCGCCCCCGCCGCCACCCGAAGCCTTTTCGCCATAAAATTTACGAAAAGCGTCGTACGGGTCTTTGTATTCATCTTCCCAATACTTTGCCCGACCCATAAGCCAATCCTGCGATCTTACCGAATATTCTTGGGACTGTCGGTTTAACGCAGCCTGATAACGAGCCATAGCCGCGCTTACGCTGGTGGAGTATTCCGTATTATACTCCGCCCTAGCGGATGATCCTGCCCCGGATATCACCCCTTCAAGACCGGTCCCGTATCCGGCAAGGGCTTCCCTGACCGTCATTCGTTGAACGTTCGGGTTTTCGTGTGTGGTGGAAAGCGCCCGCTGGGTAACGTTTCTTAGTCTCCTGATTCCCGGAGCGGCCTTTTTTTGCGTAAGGGCGGATACCTTTTTCTCGTCATATTCCGGCATTTCAAGTTCAGGGGTTTCGCCCATTGTTGGCGCTCCCGAAGACCCTTCCCCGTCTGAAAAACCGGGATTATTCCAGTTCGGATCGCCCGATCTCAATCTTGACTTTGCATCAGACATTCGCATAGACCTATCGTGAAGACTGTATCGTTGTCTTTTGAAAATGTCAGCCCCCAACCTTGCGTTTTGTCTCGCTCTGGTGTAGCCAGCTGTCGGTCCTATTGTTGCCATAATTATCCTCCTATCCTTGCTGAAGCGTAAATATTCCGTCAGCGTCAAACCTTATTTCAAAAGTAATTCCAGAGGCTTGCTTGTTTTCCGTATGATCAATCAAACAAACTAACCGGTTAGATGATGAAGTGTTGTAAATTGCCGCATATCTTGAGGTAAAATTCGCCCCCTCCCATTGCGGATCGTCCGCATCAAAGGTTGCCACTTCACCCGTTTCCGTCCAGGCAATATTGGCAAGCGTTGCCCCTCCTGTGGTGTACCCGTTTCCGTTGCTGAGTTCATCCCCGCTTATGTCTGCATAGGTGGAGTGTGCGGAGTTAGGCGTGTGGCCATCGTCTAAAAGACAGATCTTGAACGTATCGTTCACCATGTCGTGCAATTCTTTACCAAGATCATCAATAAAATCGTTATAAATTATATCAGCCATTTTTGCTCCTTTATTAATACCCCGATACTAATATTTTTGCCCCGGATCCCTCACAGTCAACATATGCTTTTGATCCCTCGCAAATAACTTTTGGCTTGCTTCCCGTTATTTCTGGTTGCCCCATCCTGCCATATAAAGGATATGTGGCCGTCCCCATGGAAAGCGTGAGAGACATTGCCGATCCAGTGACATAGCCGGCATATGTAGGAGAATGAGGGGTTATGTTTAAACGCATGACCGTTGCGTGAACAATCGGATCGTGCGACGATGAACTGCTTGAAGCACTGACAGACGTGCTTGACGACGACTCACTTGACGAGCTGACGCTCGAACTACTGAACGACGTGGATTCCGAGCTCGACGACGAAACCGATTCAGATTGCGAAGATGCAGAAGTTGACTCCGAGCTGGAAGATGAAACCGATTCAGATTGCGAGCTTGAAACAGACTGAGACAAACTTTCCGAGACACTGGAAGACGAAAAGGAAGTTGATTCAGATCCTGAGCTTGAAACCGATTCCGAAGAAGAACTTTCAGAGGTTGACTCTGAGCTGGAAACAGAAGCGGAAACCGATTCCGAAGAAGCCGATGTGGATTCCGAGCTTGAAGATGATTGCGATGTGCTTTCCGAACTGCTGGAAGATGAAACGGAAACAGATTCGCTTTCAGAGCTTGACGAACTCGAAACGGATGTACTTTCAGAGCTTGACGAACTCGAAACGGATGTACTTTCAGAACTTGAAGACGATACTGATGTAGATTCGGAGCTGGAACTGCTATATCCTCCGCAGCTATCGCCAATCCTGACATAATCTACATAAGATAGTCGGCCGTTGGTAGTCACGCCCCTTTGTAATAAATGGATCTCTCCATTCGTAAAAGAGCCTGTGTGCGAACAATCAACCGAAGTGGCAACTCGTGCATCGTTGCGATATACATCACAGGTGGCCGACGCAGGAGTGCTAAAATCAATATCAAACACCCATTTTTGCCAGGTGTCCTGAGCAACCAAATTTAACCCGACCTCGTTCCAATCCGATCCGTCGTAAATAAATAAACCGTCTGAAGCAAAAGACACATGGAGCAGAACTAAACTGTGTCGAACTTGAAACGTAACCTCGTCGCTGTCCGAAATCGTTCCAATAGCGTCACAATACAGCATTAATTCGGCAACAACCCTGTCGCCGAACTTTCCGACATCTCTGTAAACATGGGACCAATTATTAGGCGCTGCGGTATTGCCGGCCATTTTCAGGCAGCTTTTTGAGTCAAACGTTTCCTGGGTGCTTTCAGCGTTAATATTGTCGTCGTCCGTCCAATCAGTAATATCCGCCATATTTTCGTTTAGATATGACGCATTGCTTTCGCATTGTGAAGAGTCAAGCGAGCTTGAACTGCTGGAAGCTGATACGCTGGTGCTTTCTGACGAACTGCTGCTGCTGGAAACAGACGTTGACTCGGATAAAGAAGATGAGCTTACACTCGTACTCTCGGAACTGCTCGAGCTGCTTTGAGATGTTGATTCCGAACTGGAACTGCTGGAAACACTTGTTGAGGTTGATTCGGAGCTGGAACTTGACGAAACCGACGCTGATTCGGAAGAAGAGCTTGAAGAAACGCTTACACTTTCAGAGCTGGAACTGGACGATATTGAAACCGACTCTGAACTCGAACTGCTGGAAACACTTGTGCTCTCCGATGAACTTGAGCTGGAAACGCTCTCGGATTCCGAGCTGCTGGAACTGGAAACTGATGTTGACTCAGAACTGGAGCTCGACGAAACTGACGTTGATTCCGAGCTAGACGAACTGCTGGCGGATAATGATTCTGAACTGCTGGAAACGGATGTGCTTTCGGATCTGCTGCTACTGGATACGCTTATTGATTGGCTCGACGAACTTGAGCTGATAGATATAGAGACAGATTCGGAGCTCGAACTTGACGAAATAGACGTTGACTCCGAGCTGCTTGAGCTCGATACCGAAGTTGACTCAGAAGATGAGGAAGACGATGCTGACGCAGACTGAGAGCTGCTTGAACTCGAACTGCTGTACCCGCCGCAACTGTCTCCAACCCTGATGTAGTCTATATAGGACAGCATGTCGTTTGATGTCTGTCCGTACTGCTGTAAGTCTATATTTCCATCTGTAAAGCTTCCCGTATATGAACAATCTACGTCGCTTTCTACAAGATTATCATTAAGATGAACATTAACAGTGGCGCTTGCAGGAGTGCTAAAATCAATATCAAACACCCATTTTTGCCAGGTGTCCTGAGCAACAACGTTCGTGCCGATCTCGTTATATGAAAGACCATCAAAAACCCAAAGACCATCGCTTGCAAGAACTAAAACCAGACTAACATCATCTCGCTGCACCCTGATTCTAAAATAGTCATTCTGGCCCAAAGTACCAATGGCATCGTGATATATACTAAACTCAACAACAACCCTATCTCCAAAAGACCCGACATCTCTATATCTATAGGCATAATTTGGAATGGTTGCTGTATTGGTATCAAACCGCATACAGCTCTTTGAGTCAAAGGTGGTCTGGTCGCTTACGCCGTTTCCAGTGTCCCCATCTGTCCAATCGGAAATATCGGCCATATCCTCATTAAGATACGATCCGCTGCTTTCGCAACTGGGGAAGGTCGAGCTTGAACTGCTGGAAGACGATACGCTGGTGGATTCTGAACTTGAACTGCTGGAAACAGAGGTTGATTCGCTATCACTCGTGGACTCGCTCGAGCTGGATTGCGAGGTTGATTCCGAACTCGAAGAAGAGCTGACCGACGTTGATTCGGAGCTTGAGCTACTGGATACGCTGGCCGACTCCGAACTGCTGCTACTCGAAACGGATGTGCTTTCAGAACTTGAACTTGAAGAAACGCTCGTGCTTTCAGAGGTGGAGCTTGATGATACGGATGTTGATTCTGACGAGCTGCTGGAAGACACACTCGTAGACTCGGAAGAACTGCTGCTTGAAACAGAAATTGACTCGCTCGAACTTGAGGACGAAACACTCTCCGATGAACTGGATGAGCTGACGCTGGTGCTTTCAGAACTCGAACTGCTTGATATACTTTCAGATTCGCTGGAGCTGGAAGAGGAAACCGATTCAGATTGCGAACTGCTGGAAGAACTAGAGCCTGCCGGTGTAAATTCTATTGTTAAATCACCGACACCCTCTGACCAATAGGTCTCGGAGTCTTCTGCTCCACCAACATGATTCCATATAATAGCTATTTTATCGCCACTTTCAAATGCACCAGCTGAATCATCCCCATCTATTCTTGCTTGGATTAAATTATGAAGGCCTGAAGGACTTACTTGAACCCCTGTATTTGGTTCATTCCATGTTAGAGTATCTGGGTGTATTGTTTGTTGTGAAGGCCGATTACTCGATCCCCACGTTCCCGGCGAGCGGTCATCGACGATAGTTAGCTCACCTTGAGCACCTCCATTATAAATGCCTGTAACGTTAATTTCAATATCTGTTCCTGCGTCTGCTATTGTAGCCCCTGGTAAATCAGCATCCGTAACTGTCCACATCCAGCCAACATCGAGTGGAGCACCACCATAATCACCTACATAAATATTGCCACTGCTATCATCATACCAAGTGGTATTATTATGCTCAAATCCATCATCAGCGTCTGTTACGGTACTTGGCCCCCAGGTATCAGGCTTGATACTCACAGAAGCAACGGTACTATAAACCTTTTCCTTGAGATAAACTTCTGTTTTATCTGTTTCCAAAGATACTTTATGGTCTATATCCTCAGATTTTTCCCACAACCAGTAACTCTTGCTGTCTTTAAAAACATATTTGGTTCTTCCGGAAAGATTAGGAAGCGCAGGTTTAGCTAATGTTGCTTCCTGGTCAAATTCTAAGGTTGTGCGTTGTAACTTATCTAAGGTTTTGGCCGTGCCTGTATAGCCAAAAGTAATCTGCTTTGCCCCGCCCATCTCAAACGTAATGTTTGATTTAAAATCTTCGGTTTCGACATTGTATGAGATTTCAAGCCTATCCGCAGAATCTTCATTCTCGATAACCTTTGTTGTCAGACCGGACACAGTCGCCGTTTTCCGGTCAAACTCTCCGGGTGTGAGTTCTTTTTCAATCTCAGGGTGTGCGCCAAAACCGATTAACTTAGTGTTCTTTTCCCATATTTCCACACCCTCAGTAACAAAGCGCAACTCATAGCGATTAAACTTACATATCTTTTTCTCAGCATCCCACACATAAGGTTTATAATCTTTACCGTCTAAGACGTTGACCTGGCCTATTCCTCCCTTATAGACTTTCTGGCCTGTAGGTTTACCGTCTTCGGTAACGTTAAACTTTCGCCCGGTAAGGGTATATTTTGTGTGTTCTAATGCCATTACCTAATATCTGTACTCCATTTTTCGAACTCGCCCTTGAGTAAATTCCAGCTATCCTTAGCGCCCTTTAAGCATTTAGGGGCATTTCCCCTTTGAGTATTGCAATATTTATCCATATTTCTTAAAATTCCGTTTAACCATCCCTCTTGCCACCACTTCCCATGCACCATAAGAACTTCAAGGCCGTCATGCGTAACCAACTTATCGTGTTTTAGGAAAACTCTTGTGTCCGGTTTTAATTGAAATTCGTGCAGGCCTGTGACCTGTTGGGCCGGTAATATGAGTATTTTGTCAGGCTTGCGGTCATCAATTTCGATGTTTTGTATGATATGAATGTTTACTAACTCAAAATCACAAAAGGCATTGCTTTTTATCTTGGATTCGTAAATATTTCTCCATATATACCCGTACTTATCGACATCCATCCAAGTAGGCACACTTCCCATGGTTTTAGGCCAGAAACAGTCTATTGGTTCGCCCAATCTTTTGGCAAAATCCTTTCCAAAATAAAACGTACTTCCGTTTGCGCCGCCTACGATAATCCCGGTTTCGGCTATATCAAAAAACATTTCCATATTTCTGCAAAAGAACATATCGGCATCACACATCATAACAACGCCTGAAAGCTCAGATGCAAACTTAAACCTTGGAATCTTGGTGCTCCAGGCCACGTTAGGTTTCCCTGGGTTATTATCCCACCCAAGAGCTACCACTTCAACGTATGGCCTATGCCTGACGTGCTTATCGAGCCAAGCTTCATCAAGGTCTAAGCCCAATAAATATACCTTTATGTTGCTGTTTTTATGGTAGTATTCAAAGCTATTTAAAAATGCCAATACGCCGGGTTGGAACCCGTTTGATGCGGATACGACTATTGATCGATTCATGTTTTCCTCACAATTCCCATGCCGGACCGTTCTTTCAATTCCATGGTTTCAGGAAACTCAGACTTAACTTTCGCCCAACCTTCCTTTGAAGATGTGTAAATGTCGTGGATAAACACATAACCCTTGCCGTCATTTCTTATGTGTGGCCACAGTGTCGTTATTTCATGCCAAATCGCTTCTAACTTGTGGCTTCCGTCCAATAGAACAAAATCAACCCTTCCGATATTTTCTTTTATAAAATCACTGGTCAGGTTCATGCTGTTCATGTTCCATATCTGATGATTAATATCAGCTTCGCTCATTATTTCTATTAAAGCGTTTACGGCTCCTATACGCAGCTCAATACCAAAATACTTACCTCCCATTTCTTTAGCTGCGTGACCCAACCAGTAAGCCGAACTTCCCGACCCTATACCTACCTCAAGGATGTTTTTAGCATCCATCTGCTTTGCCCAGGTATACATAATCGGTGCGGTAAAAAGAGAACCCGATCTATGTGTGTGGTTTCCCTCAACTACCGACTCAAAGTTTTGGTCTAAATCTAAAATTCCTCTCATACTTTCCTCACCATTCCCAGGCCAAACCCGGCTTTTAATTCAAACGTTTCTTTATAGTTCGCCTTAACCTTCGCCCAACCCTCTTTTGAGTCCGAATAAATATCGTGGATAAAGACATACCCGCTCCCGTCACTTCGCATGTGCGGCCAGATTGTCGTTATTTCGTGCCAAATCGCTTCCGTACTGTGATCACCGTCTAAATAAGCGATATCAATTCTTCCGATGTTTTCTTTTATAAACTCGTCTGTCATTTCCCGGCTGCTCATACACCATAATTGATAGTTAAGATCGAACTGAGCCATCAACTTTTCCAGGCCATTAACACGTCCATGGTCAATCTCCATGCCGAAATACTTGCCACCGTTTTCTTTAGCCGCATGGCTAAGCCAAAAACCGGCACTCCCAAAGCATGTCCCAATCTCAAGTATGGTCTTGGCTTTCATTTGTTTTATAAAGCAGTACATAATCGGGGCCATAAAGAACGAACCCGACCTATGGTTATGAACCCCCGATAGATTTTCTTTAAACCCCTGTTCCAGGTCTATAACGCCTTTGTGTTCAGCCATTCTTTTACGCTTCCTTTTTGGTAATTATTAATATCAACCACCGCAATGTCCTGTTTTGTATAGCATTTTACTAAATACTCTTTTTCTAAATATAAAGTCCTGTCCGGCATAACAGCCATGCTTATATGGAAATTACCCGAATCCACGCAGATGGAAGCCGCGCAGCGCTGGTACAGTGAAATTAACGTTTTAATTGATGGTTTGGCTCTTCGTATGCTGCAGTCAATAAAGCCAAATTTGGCATTGACCGGATTGTAGTATTTATGCTGAAAGAAGGCTTCTATCGGAATAAAACCTGCTTCTATGATTTCTTTCCAGATTTGCTCTGCGGTTTCCTCAGAGGGATTTATCGGGTCCGGCAATGCGGTTGCCTGGAAATGGCAGGCTACTAATTTGCTCGGACAATTCTCAAGTTCTGGATAATCGTCAACAGGATCAATCCCCAATTCCTGAACACAGCACCACCCCTGCTTGGTGTATGCTCCGTTAAGATGTTCGGACATGGGAAAGTGAATCTGAAAGGTATAGTCGTAGCCTTCGATGGCTTCATTGGGGGTGTCGATTAGCAACCCATCGGGAAACAGCTCTTCCTGGCCGACTCCGTTTTGAAGGGCAATATCAATTTGTGTCCCCGGAAAAAGCGCTTTTAGCTTTGAAAGCGGGGACATAAACATGATCACATCACCGAGGCCATGCCAGAATATCAGGCATACTTTCTTGGGTGAGTTTTTGATCAGGTAGTCCGCTACCTTCATTCCGGCATAGTCGGTGATTAATTCCATTTATTTATTCCATTGGTTTAAACCTGCGAACCTTCCCCGGTAAATTGTATGCCGATGGTGCAAGTTTCAGTTGTTCTCTCAGGCTGTGGGCCACATCCTCTTTAGGAAAATTGATATACCCCTGCCAGTGAGAAAGTTTATCTTCCTTTTTAGTGGTAATGGTAATCAGAAAGCTGCCGACTTTCTCTGCATCGGCCAACTTTTCGTTCATATCGTTGAGTGTTTTTGTCGTTGACGAAATTGCCTTTACTTTTCCATCTTTCATAGCTGCCTCCTTTTTTCATGCAATATGGTCATAATATGAACATATTACATAACCCATGCTTTATTGTTTACTATTTGGCTAATTCTCGCTTGTATAACGCCATATTGGCGGCCTAATTCGGTTTGAGTATAAAGTAACTTTATGTTTTCCTGTTTTATCCAACTTGGTTCCTATTTTTTTTATATATATCAAAATGAAAGAATGCCTCCAGAATAATATAAAAGTACGTTCTTGGCGACTTCCTGAGGGCTTATCATTGCAAAGCACCTTGGAACACCGCCTACCCTTGACTTGCAATCCTGATACTTGGCCGTCCAGCAGCCGTTACCCGGAGCGCATTTCAGGCACCCGCACACAGACAGATACCTGTGATAGTTATACATCTGCCACCTGGGAGGTTCTTTCCCCCCTGCAACGATTACAGATGGCTTATTAAACGCTGTTGACAGTACAAACTGACACGACACAGGTCCGATTGTCCCTTCAGACCGATAGATAACCTGTATCAGCTCTCTCAAATTGGTTTTTCCCACCAAGTTAAACGCGCCATCAAGGTCGTTGTGAACATCGCTATTTGAACCCACCTGAACGATCTGAATCTTGTTTTTAAGTTCCTCCACAACCTCCTGCCAGAAAGGATAATACTTTAATATCGCATCGGCCTTGTACCCGGCATTTAACACCCAATATTTACCGGAATAGCTTGTTTGTTCCTGGACAATATTTCTCTTTTTTTCCTCGGTAGTGAGATGAAGATCAATATTCATATTGGTAAAAGGGATATCAATTCCCAACTGCTTGGCTAAATCGAGCCGGAAACCGTCTGAAAACGACATGGAACCCGGTTTCTGAATCAGCGGATATCCGAGATCCAACTCTCTCCCTTCTTCAAGCTCGGTAATATACGGATTGTTTTCCCACAGTTCCGGCCATCTGGTGCGAACGTCCGTTTGATATTCTCCCGGGTGCGATAGGTGTAAATCTCGAACCGCAATGGTCATCATGGCCGTGTCGCCCACATCAAGGCCGTGTTTTAATATTAATTTTTCCAATTATTTCCTCTTAAACAGAAAAGATCCGATATCCTGCCTTATCCCACACTCAGGGTTGCCCTTTTTAACGAGCTTATAACCCCGCCTGTCAAAAAATTCCTCAATAGACGCTTCGGTAAATGTGGTAATATGCTCACCGGGTTTATAATGATGCCACCTATACAACAGTACCCCTTCGGGCAAAATAGGCACTGTCACCGCCGCCCATTTTGCATGATGCAGCATGAAGTTTGCCAGGTTGAGATCTGTTAAGTGCTCAAGCACGTCCCAAAAGGTAATCAGGTCGTATTTTTCCCTCCTGATCCCGGTTTGGGGCGCAACACCGACATCGTAAGTGTCAACTTCAACATCCGGCGGTCTGAACACCCTGAACCAGGGAACCCCGGCCCCAAAGTCCAATACTGTTTTTGCCTTGGCTTTTTTGACAAAATCCCATCTGATATTGGCAATCTTTTCGGACGTTACGCTGTTCAGGTACAATGTTCGCTCGTAATAATCTAAGTCGTATTTCATGTTATAATATCTTTATTGGTATGATGGTAAAAGTTGATTCATCGTTAAGTGGCAGTCCTGCACCGAAATCCGATGATGTATAGGTCCCTTCAAAAGTTATTTTTCTTTCAACCGGATCGTCACCGTCCACGGCAAGGTCATCCCCCTGTAACAGAAAACTCTCTTCTGAGGTTGGCGAACTAATAGACACATCTTCCCGGCTATTAATCACAGAACCGTCCATGTCTGTTAATGTCCACGTCATTGTATCCGGCGCAGCAGGGTTGCCGGATTCATCATAAAAGGTTGCCGTTACCTTGAAGCTACCCTGCTCTATGGCTGTTTCTTCGATTACCCCGGGCATGTTTCCCCCTTTTGATTTGAATACCGTGTTTGACGGGTTGGATTATCTTTTCTCCCGGCTGTGCCTCAATCTCTTTGCACTCGATGAATTGAGTTTTCCAGTTTTTTATCTGTTTTCCCATACGCTCGTTACCAATCCTATCTCAACAAGGTTCATTTTTGTGTTATGCTCCCCGCAGCCTATTTTAACGGATATGTTCTGATCTGTTAAATTGACCTGAAAGCGCTCTCTTTTGATTATTTGCCCGGCGGTTTCTGCTAACATTGAGATTGTTCGACTCGGACCGGATAGGTTGTTTTTAAAAAACTCTAAAAGAACCCGCCCATGCTCTTGAGCAGCGAATCGAATAAGGAATTCGTTGAGTTCTATCACTTCTCCGCCGTAATTAAGCTCGATCTGAACATAAGAGCTGATTGCCTTACTGACATCGTTAAGACCGTAATTTAATTGATAAACAGTACCGTCAGCCTGCCCCCCGCCTATCTGAACGTTGGGAATGTTTTCAGAACCGGCCTCAACTTCGGACATGCAGGACAACTCCTGGCCCAAAACGTCAAAAGACCAGGTTTTATCGGTTAAATCGTATACGGGAAAAACGTTCGGTTTGGTTGCCAGAGCTCCGGTTACAAGCCCGAGCCTTAAAACGTTATAGGCTGAATCGTATTTGAGCCACATTTTATCTTCATACCCGCGCCGGATACATTCGTCCTTGGTCTGATCGAAATAATTCTGAATATCGTCCGAAATAATGGATATGGTATATCCGTTGGAGACGCACACACCGGAAGACGATAAAAAGAACGCCAGGGTTGCAATCTTTTCTTCAAGTGCCGTGGCTTTATCTGCCGTTGCTGTTTCCACCCCTTCGACCACTTCAACGCATTTGGAGTTCATTGCGCCGATTCGGACCGAAAGAACGCTCCGGGTAATATTTGTTGGGGAAGATCCGGAAAAAACAGTCACGCACCCGCCGCCCACGCCCTTTTCCTCCTGCCAGACCATTACCTTGTCCTTATAAGGTTTCATGTTTACGATTTTGTTGCTGCGCCCGTCCCCGGCTCGGAGTATGCCGTAGTCGGAACCGTTTAACACAAGCGGTTGAGCAACCTTGGACAAATAAATGTATGATCCGTACTCGTCAAAAGAATACAGCGCCCGGTCCTTCCAAACGGTATTACACTGGCTTATTCCCAGCTCGGATATGTCAAAATACGGCATGGTATCGATTGAAAGAACGGTATTGGCATCAATCGCACCGGTATAGTTGATTTCGTACCAATAGGCATAATACTGTGTGGTCTGGAATTGGTGGGGTTGTGCATCTTTGCGGGCAAACGTGATCCATCCGGGACGACTCAGGGCAATTGTTCCAGTTCCGTTTAAAGTGCCGTCATTTACCGCTCCCACGGTCGCAAACGATGAACCGTTGTAATATTTAATGGTGTCTATTACGAGCAATGTGGAATTGGGTGTGTTTCCCGGATCAATATAAATAGCCTCTATCGGATCGGCAGAGGCAATCATGAGTCTTTCGTTGGTATGTAGACCTCCAACATCGACGGCCCCCGATCCGTAAGTTGACCATGTTTGATTTTCGCTGTCTTCAACCTGGCATTCAACAGCAGCTACCGGGATACCGTCCCACACATTTACAATGTCCTGAAACTCGGTCTGGAAAGTAACCGATTTAAGCCTTACCGTGGCACTGAGCTGGACGGAAAATCTTAACTGATACCAGAACCCGCAGGATCCGTACTGATATTTTGGAATAATATCTGACTGTGCGTCAAAGGTGATATAGCCGTCTTGGGCCAGGGTTGCACCGCCAGAAGCAGTTCCATCAGAAACATTTGTCGCCTGTCCCCATGCCCCATTCCAGTATCCTATGGATAGATCACTCACCACGGCGTTTGCCGTGTCCACATCAACATAAAACCCGATCACAGGGACAGGGGTACGGATAAAAACACAATTATAATTCGTGTATGTGTCGATGGCGTCAAGGATGGCAACATCAGACCTGGCATTGGATATTTCTGTCGAGTAATCCTCGCCCTTGGTCGGGATGGTTTCAAGACTTCCCACCCCTTTATAAACGATAAATTTTTCAATAAAACTTGAATTGCCGCAAAAAATCTGGTGCTGATCTACCCCGTTGGACATTAAAAGCTTGTCCGCCACGGTGGACCATGATGCAGGGATCTGATCAATGCTACCGTCAAAAACTTCACTGCCGAAAACTCCGGTAGTTACGGTCGGCGGATCGTTGGTGGCTTCAAGAATATCCCCATCGGACATCTGAGCAAAAAGATGCTTTTCGTCCACCCGGGATTTACGGTATTGAAATAAAGACAAGACCTCATTTGATCCGTCTGCTGTGGTATGGAGTTTTCTTTGGCCCGGTCTGGTAACAAAATCAGGGTGTTTGCCGCGAATATTCTGAACCATGGAATAAGCGCCGAACGGTAGTTGCGCGGCTGGCCGAACGGTAATTGCACCCCCCCGAAACGGTTGGCCTTTGATTTGTGTAAGTGGAATTAGCATAAATACCTCACGAAGTTGCTATGATTCCATAAGAAGCGCTTCCAATCTGGTATTCGGAAAACAAGTCGTGCATATCCACATCCTCGCTCGATCCTGCAAACGCCCGGAGGGTTTCAACCAGATCTTCGTTGAACATTTCTTTTTCATCTTTGGTAACTCTGTTTTTGGCTAAAGGACTTGACGCCCTGAGCAACATTGACGCCCTGGGAGCAATCAGGTGATGAAACGGTTCAGGCAAATCGGGAACCAGACCAAAATAATCGTCCTTGGCCGCTGTTTCGCTGATGGTTGCCACCCTCGCGGTTGAATAATCGTCAATGGTGTCCACCCAATCCTTAGTTATATTTTCGATTGTCATGTCGTTGTAATAATCAGCAACCTTAGAGGCAGTATCGGGAAAGGTGATAGATGCGGATCCGCCGCCAGCAGCTTTACCGGAAAAGATTTTCCTGGGTTTCCAACGGTAATATAAGGTATAGGTCTTGGTAGAACCGGATTTTTCCAAAACAAGCGTGTTGCCCTTCCGATAATACAATAAATCAGATATGCCGTTTAAAGTAATATCTTTTGTGCCTATCGGATGAACTTGAACCCCGTTTTCATTTTTAAACCATTCCAGTTCTCCAAAATCAGCCGGAAGGGTAAAAACAGAATTAACCGCAGTTAAATCAACCTCTTTTCTGAAATGATGTGGCTTTCGTTTGAATAGCAGGTTGTACAGATAAATTTGAGCTATATTAATTTTCTGGGTAATCAGCTCGTTTGAAAAGGCTGGATCACCAGAGCCCTGAACATATGACTCGCTATATTCGTTTATATCACGCCGAATATCGGCAATAATATCGTAACAGTTATAATATGTCCCCATAAACCCCTCATCATTCCGGCACAGATTCGGGGAACGGCTCACCGAATAACTTTTCGTGCCGTTCGTTAATTTCAGTTTTTATTTCATCGGGATACGTTTGAATTGCATCCCAATTTTTCTTAACCCAGATTTTAAAATGTGATTTGTTTAGCGTTCGGAATTTAATCGCTTCATCATCAACATCAGGACCCTTTTTGTCCTCTCCAGCTGATTTCATCATATCGATAAATTGTTTCATCTGGCTACTCAGCTCTGTAACCTGCTCCTGAAGATCAAAAACTTGCTTTTTCTGCTCTTTGATGAGCCCGTCCTTCTTTTTCAGTTCGTTTGTCAAAGCCCCAATCTTTTCCTGCCCTTCGTCTGGATCTGTATAGGGTTCAACGAGCTTAATACCCACCTCGTCGGCATACTCCTTAAGATGTTTTGCCGGGTGTAAGTATCCAATTTTATTATCCTTGTTGCTTATGTTGAGCTGGTTGAACTCAACCACCTGTTTTCTTTTAAAATCTAAGTTGCGCTTTACCCCGGAAGCGGCTTTTTCTTTCTTTATCTTACCATCCTGCCGATCATCTCCATACTCAAGGGTTGTAAGACCCCTCGGAGCCAAAACGTTAAGAACGTGCCTTGCCCTCTTATCGTCCACCTTTAATACGTGACCGTCTTCTGGATACGGCTTTAAAATCACATCAACGCCCTGGTGTTGCGTTCTTAGTTCTTCATTGGTCGGGTTAAATAATACAGTAGCCATAATTTCTCCTTTCCCTTAAAGTAATGTTCTGTGTCAGAGCATTAAATAAAGGTGTATAATGTTGTATAAGGTTGGGCGAACAAGCGACCGCAACGCAGTTCTTTATCCGCCCAACCCGCCAAAGGAGGCAAAATGCCTCACGCGAGACCCTTAACGGTAGTGCCTTTTGGTTTAGGCTCTATTCGCCTGAAAGCGGAGTTGCCCTTGCCTGCCCCGGCCAAGCGTCCGATAGCCCTCGCCAATTGAATCTTATCGTCTTTGGTTGCACCCCGGATATTTTCTCTGGCGTCTTTGCGCTTTTTTTCCCTTACCTTCTCCATGTAAAGAGCAGACTTTTGAATTTTGGTCTTCATGTCTTCATTGTTCAGATCCCCGGACTTGAGAAATTCCAAATCTCTCTTATCCGGCTGTCTGAATTCGCCGTTATCACCCTTAACCATGAAAATAGGAACGCGCCCACCATAAGGTCTTTTGTAGTTCACCACAAAATGACCGTGGCCCGGTACATACTCACAACCCAAGCGCCTGTCCAAAGTCTTCAAATCTTTTACAAAAACTCTGTCTGGTTGATACATTTCAGTTCCATTTGATTTTATCGTAGTTATCCCTGTAGGAATCGCTTACCCTGCCATGCTTCCAGTCGTCGGCATCGCAGGCATCAGAATTCCACTTCTCCCATATTTTGGGATTAAACTGCATATCCTTACCCTGGCCGACAACCAAGGGATCATTACTTTTTGTTTGATTTTCCACTGCCGGCCTTGTTTTCTTTTCTGATTTTTTTAAGTTCTTCGCAGACCGTACAGGGTTCGCCTACAATGTGCTTCGCATTGCATTCTTTACAAAATGTCGTTTCCATTCATCATCCTCCTTCTTTTTTTATTCTCGGGGGTTATACGTTTGTATAACCCCGTTTGTTTAAGCTGCATCTGAGATTTCAGTTACTAAGCCACCAGCCGCATTAGCAACCGGCATAGTCCCAACAATAGTAGCATTTTCAGCATCCTGCCACGCATCACAACCGTTCAGGCTGCAATTATCCAGCACGATCTGTCTGTCTCCGATGGAGTTGGATGCACTCTCGTAAAAAGCCTGGTTCATCTTGGTTCCGGTGGTATAGTTGTTAAAGTCACAGTTTCTGAATGTCCAGCCCCTACCAAGTTTGTTAGCCCCCACGACAGAGACGAACGCACAGGTAGCCGTCTCGGACCGGCTCAATATCTGGCAATCTCTGAAAATTCCGCCGTTGGTCTGACCGTCCTTGAACAAAATGACGCCAGCATTGGCACCGGTTCGAATGCTCCACACATCCTGACCGATAATGCAGTGGTCAAAGATGGGATACATACCGTCAAATTCGATCTGCAGCGAGCAGGCCAAGGCCGCAGCCGACTGAGTGGCCGCCATGGTTCCGGCAATATGACAGTCTTTAAAAACACAGCCATACTTATCCAGTTTAACGGCAGCCACGTTGTCAGCATCAGCCCCTGCGTTATTGTAGATCATACCGTTAAATATGCACCCCTGACCGGTAATGTTAAGAACCTCTGCTACATTTGCAGTAGTGGTATACATGGCACAACCGTATTCGGAATAATCGCCACCGACATTCGGTCCGGCCATACCGAGCATATGAGTAAATGCCTTATCCCATGCCAGCGAAGCGGTCTGAACATAAGCCCCGGGAGCCACCAGCATAACATCGTTTCGGTAGGCCACCATAGAAGCTTCGGCGGCGGTAGGTGTGGCAAAAATACTGCCATTTTTAACACCCATTGACTCTAACTGTGTTTTAAACTGTGAAGTCGCACTTGCAGTCGGTGCAACATAGAATATCTCACCAACGCCGGGCCCTAAACCGGTCTGAGACATAATCCACTGGATCAAGCTTGAGTCTAAATTTCGTTTTTTAATCATTTGTCATTCTCCTTATAGTTTGCCCCTCTTAAGAGGATACTGAGAAAACCCCCTGGTTTTCCAGGGGGAGTCTGTTTTAGGTGTAAAGATTAGGTTCTATAAGGTCGGTCAGCAGGGTTAAGCAATTTCTCTGCTCACACCCAAGCTGAGTATAAATCCTCATGAACCTGTCATACTCATCGTAACCCGATCTCTGTTTCAAGCCGGAGTCGATATTCCCAAAGCCAAGTGGGGCCATTTCGTATTTCTTGATGATTCCTTTAGGCTCAAAGAATATTTTGTTTGGCGGTAGTGCCGGATCAATAATCATTTTCACGGAACCGTCGCCACCCTGAAACGAAAGCGTTTCATACCCGCCCTCAAGTTTGGTCGGTGCAAAACGGACATCAGGAATGAGCAGGTTGGCGTATTTTCTCCGCTGGCCGAGACCCATTCGAATAATGTTAACTTTTTCGCCGGACTTGGTTCGGGTAAGGTCAAGACATTGGAGCATCAAGTTAAGAGTCAGCTCTCTATTGACGCTGGAATTTGAAAGAACGTTCGCCTGCCAATCCGGGTAATCTCCGGTATCGATATTCTCAAACGACGCAAGCAGAGTGTCGTTATCGTAGATACCTTCAAGTCCCATCATTTCCCTTGCAGTTGATGCAGTGGTCCATGAAGCAGCCCTTGCGCCGATACGGGTCATTACCGCATCTGCGGCAATGGTTGCCGCGCTTTGGTTGCCCTGATAGGCAGATCCAAGCGGATGGCTGGCGTTATAAGTACCGTCGTTCTGTTCAAAGGTGATGATGTTAGTCACCGGGTCTATGCTGGAAATGCGCGAACCGGCTGAAGTTACGTCCACAGTACCCGACTCGCAAAAGTCAACAATCATACCGGCAATACACCTGGATACGCCAAGATCGTTGTCAAAAGTGCCTGTCCATGTGGCATCGGTGGCAAGCGTGTCTGACGTGGCGGAAAGAGTCGCCAGCTTCCCATGACTGTCACCACAGGCTTGCCGGTTAAGATCAACAACAATACTCTTGTAAATATCGTCAATCTTGTCTGACAGGTTGTCCACGAACGCCGCTACATTACCTTTCGCTGCATGAATTGAAGGCCCGGTTAAACGGATCGAACCATACACATAGGCAGGTTTGATCTTGCCCTTGTCGAACTTGGGCACGACAGGATCGGGCAGCCTTCCGCTTTCAAGCGCACCACCCACGCCCTGCCCCCTTGCATACCTGATACTAAACTCATAACCCAAACCTTTGGGGTTGCGGTCAGACTTGGGAAACAGGTTGTAAGTGGTGGTTTCGTCGGCGAACTGGTTGTGAATCATATCGCCGTAGACGTACTTTAAAGTATCGTCAATTGCTGTTAAGTCTACATAATCAATAGCCATAATATTATCCCTCCAAGGCTATTTATTTAGAGAGCGATTAAACCTTTCTAAAGCCATAGCCTTCACGTTTTTTCTGGTTATTTTTTTGGGTTCTTCAGAGGGAGTTTCGGTAGAGGTCGTTATTTTGGGAACGCTTTCCTTGCCTTTCAGGTAACGCTTGATAACTCGCTGATTATGTTCTTTCAGCTTTTTAACAGAAGCCTTGGCAATTCTTTTAATTCCAGCTTTATCAGCCAGATCCACTTCGTTAATTTCATTATTAACGCCCAAAAACTCGCTCAAAAAGGCGTGGTCTTCTGCCGGGAGATCCTTGGTGGCTTTAACAACAGAAGTAACAGTCTTATTGAACGACTGTAATAGACGTGTATTTTCCTCCTCTTCGTCCCTGTTTGCCTTTTGCGCTTCCAGTTGCTTTTTAAGTTCTCTGTTTTCCTTGTTTTTCCGCGCAATGGTTTCTTCCGGCGTTTCGTCCTCTTGCCTTTTCCGTTCTTCCTCCTTTTCCCATTGTTTTTGATAACGATCCAAGGTAGCTGCTTTTTTCTTCAGCTCCTCGATATCGCTATCGCCTACCCTGTTGTTGAGGTCGGACAGGTTTTTTAAAAACCCCTTCAAGTCCTCTGGAGAGTCGAGTCCGTACTCATCCAAAACACTCTGGATTGCCTGATCCGGTTTTTTATCCTCATCCGATGGTGCGCCTTTTTCGTCGGCCTTTTTATCGGCCACCTCATCAGCATTCTCGCCAGCTTTGTCACCGTCAGGTGGTGTGGTTTCCTCAATTACCTCTGTGGTATCGTCTTTGATTTCATTCATGGTTTTTCTCCTTTTTTTTGTCATGCCGCATAGTCAACTTGTGAATATGTGGAATAACCGGTTTGTGAATAAAAAAAGGCCAAGGCAAACTCGTTTTGAGTTCACTCTTGGCCTTTGAAAGACTCTGTATTGTTTAGACGCTTGAAGCGTTCTTATTTTTTTTTAGAATCCTGGCCGCTCTACACAGCCAGGACACTATTAAAAAACCCTGATGGGCATATTGTTGCTTTATTTAAACGTTATAACCTTCCAGACCTCACCGCCCGACCTTTCGGCTCATAATCAGCCACGGCCATTTTAAATTTATTCAGATGCTTACAATTTTTGCACTTAATTTCTATGTTTATGCGGCCCCCTGCGCTGAACAGCCAGGCTCCGCATTTTTTACACCTTATTTTCTCCATACCTGAATTTTGTAATTTTGTCAATAGGTTTGTATCCTTTTATTAAAGTATTGCTTTATGCCGCTTTGTTTTTTCCTTCCATAGCCTCCTGCCTCTGCATTTCTTCGGCAATCTTTTGCTGCATTAGCGTATGGTGGATATCGGTATGAGCAATTAATATATCCTGAGCGTCCGGGTCCATATCCTTAAACCCTTCGCTCAGAATTTCCTCTCGATGGGTGTTGTAATGAATAAAATGGTTATCATATTTAAATTTGGGGTCTTCGCTCAATACAATCGGTTCCAAGGGTTGTTCGCGAGTGCTTTTGGGATTGTTCATCTGATAGAATATGCCGGGAATATAAGGTATTTCCAATATGCCGTTTGGTGTTTCCACTTCGGTTTCTCTATAAGCCCCGCTTTCTGCAGCATGAGAAATCATCGAGTTTTCGCCCTGTGCCCTGAGCACATCTGTGTTCTTATGGTCCGCAAACCCTGAAAGTCCCATCCTTCGCATCAGTTCTTCCCGAAATTCCGGTTCAAGATCGGACTGAGCTGAGAATAGTCCCGCTTCTATTAACTTGAGAAACATCTGTACCTGGCCGGTCTTAGTAGATGATATACCGGAGCTTAACTCAAGCCTGACATCTGTGTTGTCCCTTAAGTCGGCGCCAGTGAATGAGCGTATTAGAATCTGTTTACCCTTGCCCGATATTTTGATCATTCGCTCTTCGGTGTAAACGTTCTTAGCAAGGATGAGCTGTTTTCTTTTTACCCTTTTGAGCGACCTGTAAAACCGCTTCACATCGGGCTCATGTCCCTGTGAAGCAGCCTCTCTGAGTGTATCCACCATCACGCCTGAAGCCTGTGCGCTGGGTGCTTGGCCTCTCATAACGTTTTTGGGATCTCCTGCGGCCTCCTGGGCCACTTGCCGATGGATATTTCTTTCGTCCAAGATTTGGTTCGGTAACTGAAGACCCTGCCTGAATTCCGGTTTCATACCACCCATCAACATAGCGTCATATTTAAGAACAAGAAGCTGTTCTCCGTATTTGGTCATCCTTTTGAATTCGGGCTCTGCGCCGGTAAGAACCATATTCCTTCCCAGCGATTTCCGGTTAATCTCAAGCGCCTGGTCGATCTGGTTAATAGTGTTCTGGGGGCTGATCAAGTCATTAATCCCAGCATCGGACCAGAACCGTCCCGGAACATGGTAATAATGAAAATCAGTAATGGAATATTCCCACTTCCCCTCTTCGTCCACAGGGATCGGCATTCTATCGTGTGCAAAGCAAACCTGACCGCAGCAGGTGGCCACAAACCGACCGTTTTGATACTGAGCGTCAGGTTTATATTCGATCTCCTTGAATATCACCATGTCATCGTTTTCGAGGTCGGAAAGAGTCTCAAGTCCATTCCCTTTCCATGGTGACACATTTGCCATGATTTTCATCAGCCTTTTCTGATAGTTGGTGGCCTGTTCTTTCTCATCCGTACTTAAAGATACCTTGAAAGTATCCTCGACCCACTCTCGCGGCTTCGCTGATTGAATGCCAATGGCGCGTTTCTTATTAAGCCGATCACCCATTAAATCAACAAAAACGTTAAACATCGGTATATTTTCGGCAACCACTTCGCCGGTTCGAGTTAAATCGCCTTTTGCATCCAAAAACCACTCTCCCCGGTCCAGTTCGGGAAATACCCGCATAAAACCGTTCCCAGCCATAACAACCCACATAGCCACCTTTTCTTTTTCGTCCAGGAATTCCTCGTCGTTGGCGTTTTCCATGTCTTCTAAAAGAAGCTCTCCCAGCTTGGCCGCTTCAGCATCCTCTGAATCTTCACTGTTCGGCCATATTGACACGGAAAAGTCTTTATTTAAGATAAGAGACTTCATTGACCGCACATAATCTCGGATAATATTCGATACCGGCGTAGGTTCAGGATTCTTGCGGGTAACAATAGATACGAATTTCTGAGCATTTGGTAGCCATTTCATCCATTGCTCGCCCATGTAATAAAGAATGTTCCGGAAAACGATTCTGTGCAACATCTGGATAGAAATGTCCTGGTCAATGTTGAAAAAATCATTAACTGATTTGATCACATAGTCGTTTGCGAGCTTGTCTGTTTTATCTTTTTTCATATTGTCCTTTTATTCGGCTTCCAACCATGCTTTACCCCTCTCAAAAGCCTAACTTGAGCCAAAGCTTTTCTCAAGGTAGTTCCTTTAGCTTTGATTCCGTGGGGGCTGCTTACCTGGTATTTTTTACCCTTCTTTTTTAGCTTGTATGGCATCTTTCAACCCATTATCCCAATCGTCACAAATTCCATAAGATTGAACATCTCTACCCGGAGACCATTTGCTTAATGAAGCACCCAAATAACCGTCTACTTTCACGTCCTTTTTACAGATATACCTTTCAATACCTTTATGGTAAGAAGATACAGTATATAGGTTTATACAATTATGACAGCCGTTTTGAAGTCTGTAATTTTCCATCAATTTACCGGAATCCCCTCTTCCTCAAGATCGTCATCCTCTTCATCTTTCTTAGAGCCTATCTTACCAAGAAATTCATGCTTTTTACTTACAGTCGCCATCCTGACCCTGTTCATGGTGTAATCATCATGGGATCTTGACATTAACCGGTCAAGCAGGTCGTTCTCTCTTTTTGAGGCTTTCCACCGGTCAACGTGGTGTATGATAAGCAAGTAGCCGATAATAGCACAAAGTATAAGAATCTCTATTTCCATTACTTTTTTCTCCCTGTGCCTTTACCTCTACCTCCACCCTTTCCGTGTCCGGGACCGCCTTTTTTACAACCACCGGTGTTTCTTCCAAGCCCTCTGCCCGGGCCTCTTGAAGTTGTTGATTTCTTTGCCATTATAAAACCTCCTTGATCGTTTTAACCTCAAATATCTGAGGAAGTTCGTTAATTTTTTTAATTTGTATAACTGTTTTTTCGGGGATCCCCTTAAAGATTTTTATTTCGGTCAGATCTTCCCCGCATTGCTCAATTACTCTATAATTTTTTACCTCTTTAATTATCATTTTAGCTTTTTTAGCTCCTTTAGCTTTACCATTCTTCCTCTTCCAGCTCTTCCTTTAGCTTATCCAGTTCATCCCATGCAGCCTGAGCGACAGCTCCAATCTTTTCCCTTTTGGCTGCGGTCTGTTTGGCTGACTCAGTCTTCTGAACTTCTGACGGAACCAGGCTTAAAGGCCTGGCCATGCAAATATGACACGCTTCGTCATAAATATGATCCTCTTGTTGGGTATCGATATCTTCCGGATTATCATCATCCATACATAAAGCAGGTATTGTCCTGATGAATTGCTTACAGGTGTCGTAAATCATCATCATTGGCATGGTATCTTTTGGGATAACGAGTCTTTCCCTGAACTGTCTGATCTTAAGCGTTCTTTTCTCATCCGCTGGCCTTAATATTAATCCAGCACCCCTAAAAACTTCCGCAGTACTCGGCCCCTGCCCTCCGCCCCTATAGTCCGGTTTTTTATTGAAACAATCTGTCCCGGCAATCCGAATAATTTGCCTGTTCTCAATCCCCAGGTTTTTTTCTCGTTCAATAATCTTTTGAGCTATAATAGAATCCTCAATTCTTATCCCCTCGTTTGGCGTTCCGTTCCATCCGTACCATTCTGCAAACCGATAAGCCCTGTTGTCCGCATCTATCCACCACCATCCAACCGAAAAAGGCGCTCCAAAACCCCAATCAAATGTCATATAAATGGGAGCATAATCAGGTATTGGCGCCGGGGGAATGATATGATAGTCTCTGGTAAGATTAAAAGCCTGACCTATAAACACGTCCCAATCTCCTTTAATCCATGCTTTTTTGAGCGCCGGATCTTTAATCGATAACAGTCGAGCCACATAAAGCGGATCGTTTTCGCATAAAATTTTATTATCGTGTAAAAAAGAGGGAATAAATATCCGAGATTCTTTAAACCCGCCTTCCAGCTCGTGATACATAATTGTTTTAGGTTCTACGCCTGCCGAACCGAGCTGAAAATACTCTTTGACTTCGTTGTGACCGGGGCCGCCGGGATTACCTGTACCGAACATATGACACGGCACGGCATGCGGTGATCTGCAGGACCCTTTTAGCTTGTCCACCATCTTGGTAAAAAACGGAAATGTCGTACACTCATCAATACCTATTTCCGTATATTGCTGGCCTACATGATCGTTCACCTTTTCGAGTCGGTCAATGGCAGTCATTACAGACTGAGCGCCGTTCTTAAAACGTAAATAATTTGTCTGCTGATCCCCTCCAACTCGTTCGGCAGGCAAACCACTGGAAATTAAAGAATCAACCCTTCTTCGCATTTCAGCGAATTCTTTATACTTTCGCCTTACCATCAGACCGTTCCAGTGCTCTTTATAGAGCTCAGAGCCTCTAATCTGTCTCCCGAGCAAACAGTCAGACTTACCTCCACCCCTGGAACCGCCAAAAAAAGTAAAATCAACCGGACAGGTTGCCGCTTCTACCTGTGGCCCGGGTTGTGGCATCCAGAAAGCCATAAGGCTAATCCCCAGGATTGCTATCTTTAGTGCGTTTTGAATCATTTACCTGCTTTTCCCATTCTGCGATTGTTAAGGGACCTGACGGATATAAGGTTAAACCACCTTCTCCCTCACCCGGGGGTTTTGGTGGCTCATCATCTAAATTGTACGATTGCCTTTCCAGTGGAATTAAACGACTGACTGCTAAAGAAACGGAATTGAATAGTGTTGATTTTTGCGCTGGGGGTATTTTAATATAAATTTTCTTTCCTTTATCTGTGACCTTGCCTACAATTTTATCTTTTTTTAATTCATCTATAAAACGCACAGCCGTTTCCCTGCACCGTTTAATGAGGTTTCGGTGGCTTGTAATTATTCTAACACCCTCTTCCGCAGCTTCTTCAATGGCTTCTTTTTCGAACTTTTCTTGCTCTTCCTTGGTGTTCACTATTTTAGTGTTCACTTTTGGTTTTTTGTTCACTAATTTGGCTCGTACACTCTGCCGAACCCTTTTAGACAAATCTCTTTCTATCTTCTGCTCTTCTTTTATTTTGCAAACATACGCCGGTGAACACGCATGTTTTCGAGCAACTTCTCTTAAAGTCAACATTCCTGCAGCAATGTCTTTTGCAATGCCTTCAATGTCAAACCGAGACTTTTTTTTATTCTTGCCTTTCTTTTTCATTTCTTTAAACACCCGCTTCTGTTAAAAACTGTATGAATGGCAACATTCTGTATTTGTACTTTCTGGCTTCTTTAATGCTGCCGGTTGAATGCTTTGCCATGATCTGCTCGTAATATTCGGGGTAAAGAGTTTTAACTGTTTTCATAGATATTTGTTTAACTCTTGTGTTTGTAATGCCGTATATTGAAGCAACCTGATTAAGCGTCCATCCTCGCAATACAGCAGATAGTATTACTCTGTTTCTTCTTGAACAAAAGTAGGGTTCTTTTCCCATTTATCTATAACCGACATTATCACATTAATGATTTTTATAACGTAAACGAACATGAGAATTAAAACTGCAACGATTGCAGCCGCTATGATAAAGATTGCGTTTTCTGCTGTAATCGCTGTTTGCATTTTTCTTCCAGCCATCTGTACTGCCGCCAGGGTAGCTTTAGCTCTCTCGCTGCATGCTTTCTCTCCGACCTTGGCTTCCTGAGCATTGCCAAAACCCTGATAATGAGAGGCGACATTTCGGGTTTGCTGGGAACCTTTATGTTGGTCTGCTTATCCCCACCATTCTGAATGTTATTCTTTTCACTTTGGGTATGATTCTCTGCAGCTTCCATATAATTTCCCTCATCCTCCATTTTAAATAACGCTTTATCTTTATCCTTGCCGGTGCAGCCTCGTACTCGTCCTGCCACCATTTTGGCATTTGGGACCATAGCGGAATAACCTGAACGGACCGAATATCAACATGATTTGTTAAATTATCGTTTTTTTTACCGATTTCGCTCTTTTTAGACTCGCTCAGATGCTCCATATTGCGTTATCTCATCATGGTGAATGGTTTAATAAACGTGTTTTTTAGCTATTTCCCGGTATATTTACGCTTTGCGTATGAGAACGCAGCTAAAGCAAAAACAACGGTAACAAATAAAATAATAAAACCTTCCACCTTAATCTTTCCCCTCGGCTATGCGTTTCATCTGCTTTTTCTTTCTTCGCTGATTTCTGACAGCTTTGTGGCCCAACTTTTTGCCGTATCGTGATTGCCTCTGAAGCTTTTTAGCTTCCCTGAGCTTCATGCGCTTTTTAGCTGTTTTTTCGTCCCGGTCCAGACCTAACTTTCTAGCCCAATAGTCAACTGCTGTTTCGACTACTCTCATCTTCCATTACCTCTCCGGTTCCGTTACACTCAGGACATGGCTCAAAAGGAAATTTCTTGCCCTTTTCCCAATCCGGCATGTCTGATGGATATTTCCTGAGTATATTCTTTTTACCTTTGCAAATCGGACAAGTTTTTTTTTAGGGATATTCATGCGGCCCTTCTCCGATCATAATTCTTGCCGTACATCTGAACGGTTTTACATTCCGGATCCAGAGCTTGGTAATAATCTGATAAATGAAATACCCTGCCGCCGATCTCTTTTGTTGATTGATAAGCATGGCCACCCCAATGAGAAACCATAAAATAGTAAAGATCCGCCTGGGAAAGCCTTAACCTGGTCAACCATTGCCATTCGGTCGAAGCAATGATGATGATTTTCATGTTCTGTAAGAATCGATCATCCGCTTCTTTCTTCGGTACGCCCACGGCATACTCCCAATCATGGATCCGTCACGCCCGCTTTATTGACAGACCGCCCCAAACCGTGTCGGGGACAATCCAGTCCCCATACTTTCCCGGGCCTCATCCCCCTGCAACAGCGTCTATTTCCTCCTTTGTGGCTGTCCAAAAAGATTCAATCGCGTGTAGGGGGACGTCGGGGCCCTCAAACCTTATGCCGAGCTTTCGAAACATTTAGCGTTTATATCCTTCGAGCCATCTCCCGCGCTTTTTTGACTTCGCTTCGGCCGGTTATGTATTTATACGCCGCCACGATCATGCTACCGAATGCAATCACATCAGTTATAATCTTTTGCGCAAGCGCTCCCATCTGTGGAATGTCCGTGTTCAGCATCGCTGACTGTTCTGGAGTAAACCCTCCAAAAAGGGCAATCAGTCCGACAACCTCAATGGCTGCCGTTACCCAAAATTCTGATGTCAAAAATCCTGGTTTCATTTTTACCTCCTGTTAATAATTAAAGTTTGCTTTCCGCCACCTTATTACCGGTAATTTTTGTGCATGAGCTTTTTGTTATTTGAGGTATTTCGGCACAAACCTTGGCGTCGCCAGGGTTAAGCCGTCCCGAAATGCCTTGATAAACAAATCAAGTCCAGCTCGGTCGTAACCTTCAATAAAGTCAATCGTTTCACCCTTGACCACCAAACCCAAAAGTTTGGTCGCCTTCGATAACAATATTGCGGTTTCTGCGTTGTGGCCGTATTTTCTGTAAATATAGACATATGCGACCTCCAGTGCGGCTTGTTTCAAATTCTCGTTCGTTTCGTTAAGCAGCTGGTCACAGTATGCGATGTGTTCCTCAATTTTAGTCTGGTCTTCAAACCCGACAATGGTTCCGGCGATCTCTCCTGCTTCCTGGACAACGAGCTGGCCGGTTTCGGTCGCTGCATAATCAGCTAAACCTTGGAAGAACGTACATCCGAAAAATATAAAAATAATTGATAATATTACAGATAGCCTTTTCATAGTGTTGCCTCCTTTAGTTTCCTCCAAATATTAATCTTGAGTCTATCTCCCTTCCATTAAGCTGGGGATTCTGACTAAACCCCTGTGATTTGATAGTTTTTTGCACACCCTGATTGATTTTTACTGGTGTTTGGCTTGGATTTAAATTTTTTCTGAGTGCTGCGGTAAAAGCTCCCTGCCATTTTCCGTCGATATAAGCGTCAGCTGATGTCTGATGGTCCTGACATCCTGAAAAAATAACATGGTTAAGACAGGATTTGCTGCCCATTTTTCGGTTCTGAAAGTCCCTGTTCGCCGACCTCATAATTATGTCTCTCGGGGGAGCTAAAAATCTCGGTTTAGCTTTTTTTAGGTTTCTTGACATGGTTGCTGAATGGCAGGCGTCACAGATGAAAGTAAGAAATGAGTTTTCTGGAAGGTCCCTGAAGATGTTGTCTAAAAGGTCGTCGGTGAAGGGATAGTCAAAGTCCATGTCATACGGACAAAGTATTTCGTCAAGTTCATCATCCAGCTCGTCGCCGTTTCGGTCCCGTACCTGAGAACCATGGCCGGAGTACTGGAATACAAGCTCGCTGTTGTCGTGATCGATTAGCCATATCAGGCGGTCTATGATATTATTTTTGGTTGCTCTGGAATTTGTTAAGACGCGAATATTGTCAGGATGGAAGCCAAATATATTGATCAGATCAGAGCGCAATCCCTCAACGTCGTTCACGCATCCGTTCAGATTGCAATTCCAATCGGGTGGGTATTCGTTAAGGCCGACCAGGAGCGCATATTTTTCGGTCTTTTCTTCCGGAATGATGATTTCCTGATCCGGTTTGGATGGTTTGAAGAAGTCGCAAAGTTTACACATGGCCTGCCTCCATCATCTTTGATAGTTTAATTGCCCTTTTCCCCACCTGTTGGGCCCATAAAGAATCAAGCATTTCCTCCGCAGCTTTAGAATATACTTGCGCTTCCAGCGCTGCTAAAAACTTTTTAAACCCATAAACCTTGAGCAAGCCCATATTAAAAAGCATATCGATCAATACTGCCCTTCGGACCGGATTAAGTTTTAGATTGTAATTTTTTATTAGGATTTCGTAATCAGATAGAGCGCCTTTATAATCCTGCTCGAATAATAAAGCCGCTACTTTGAAAGGAATTCTGCTGCCGACATGGAGGGCGTGGCCATATCCGACTGTAGGAACACCAAGACTGTCAAGATAGACCCTATCTCGATAGCCTTCATGCTTTTGAATCATTGATTTTATTTCACTGTCTTCCACCCGTTTGCCTCGTGTGGGTTTTGCGGAGCGCGGGTGCGGACCGCACTCCGCAGGGTCAAAGTGATGTGGAAAGGAATGATGAAGTAGAAAATATTTTATCGAAGTGTGTAAAGTACTTTTTTGTGGATTTCGCACATAGCGGCTATATGCGAAATTTAAGTGAAAAAAGTTTGTTTTTTGGGTAGTAAAAGGAGTATTTTTGATTTAATAAAAGTTTAGGTACGGTTTTCTATTTCTCTTTTGAATCAATTGATTCGGTTGTTGTCCAAGTAATTTTACATTTTAGGCACCTTCTTACTCTCTTAACATCATCACGATGCTTCCATGTTGTTATAATCTTTTGTTTTTCAAACCCGCAGTTCTTACATTTCATATTTTCTTACCCTTATTCAGACTTAAAAATTCGTTGATGAATTCCAAACAACGCTGCTTTAAATCTTCCCCCTCCCAAAAATCAGGGTCCCGGTGTTCTTCCTGGTGCTCTGAGTGTAAAAGTGGGACGGTGAAAATATCAGGACTCTTTATTGCTTTTCCTGCCATTCCAAAAGTTTGATGTGCCGCTACCATAGGATCGTATTTCGTTCCTACCCTGCCCGATTTCAACGAAGATTTAGACCGGATAAACTTAAGGTATCTTTCTGAGCGGTAGTTCTTTATTTTCGGGATAGGATTCAATTCACCCACCCTTCAACCTCAGGTAATGGCCGATCCAAACTTTTTAAAAACTTCTTAAGCATAACCTCTGCAATTTTCTGCTCCCTCATGTGCGATATTCTTTTGGGTTCTTTTTTATCTTTTTCTACCCGCCCGTTCCTCTGTCGGGTTCGGTTTGCTTTCCGTGTTTTTCTGTCCGCGCACCCCTGACAACGTTTTTTGTTCCAGCCTATCAGTGGGGTTGTTTCAATCTTTTTCCCGCAACTTAAACACCAAAGCGTGATGCTTTTTTTATACATCTTATGCTCCGGGCATTTAATATGATTGAACAATATGCGCTTATCTGGATCCAGAATAAAGACATATCGACACCCGCATTTATACTCAATTATTTTATATGGAGTTTTTTCCATAATGTATTAAGGCTTATCATCCCTTAGTTTGGGTATGATACAGCCGTTTGTTATGTAGTTAGGTCGTGCGTTCATGGTCAATAAGGGGCCTAGGTCCTCATTTATTCCCCGGCTGGGAGGACTCCACGGTACACTTTTATGTGTTTCGCTTTTGCTCATCAGCCGATCTTTAAGATGCCGGGCCAGATGTTCCCAATGTCAGCCCCTTTGGGGAACCAACGGCCTAACTACATAATGGGTTGTTCAACAGAGCAGGCATCGCCATTGTCAAAATACTCGGAGGTAAATTTCTCTATAAGTCCTAAACCTCTTTCAGCCCCACTGTTATCACCAATAACACCAGAATAAATCACACCCAACCAAAGACAATGTATCTGAAACTGTTTTTTATCCATATTAACCTCTGCTTCTGTTGAATGTATTAGGATCATCACACAAGCGGTGTATTATTATATATCCATTTCGCTCATTGCTTGTTCCATGTGTTCTACTCTTTCTATTTCATCACACTCTGGACATATGGGGCGGCACTGCTTAC